CAATACAACTACCAATATAGTAATACCTGCTATCAATAGTAATCTTATATATACCTATCATAATAATATTTAGTTGACTAGCATGTACATGCAAGTAAAAAAAGGCTGAAGTCTTTTGACTTCAGCCTCTTGGTTAGGGAGTATAATATTATCCTTGGACCAACTCCTGGAAGTTGGCGTCCGTGCGTGATGCATAAAAATTAACAAGAATAAATTCAGCCGTTCTAACTGGCTTAAGGTAAATGTCAATAACAAGCTCGTTCTGATCAATTACCTCTGGTGTATTGTTTCTTTCGTCACATACAATCAGGTAATCATAAAGTCCGTCGCTAGCCTTAACACGCTCAAAGAATGGCTGTAAGGTGTTAATAACTCTCGTTCTAGTGAATAGTGTGTTGTTCTCGAACAAGAAGTACTGCATTGTCTTCTTTGTAATCTTCTCAAGATATAGGAATGTTCTTCTTACGTTAATACGATCAAAGGCACTTGGCTTTTTAAGCAGTGTCTTTTGTCCGAAGAATATGTTACCTCTATCCTGGAAGGAAGCAATCGGGTTCAAGTTAACAGTATAAAGATCGTCTCTTTGTCTTTGGTTAGGTGTAAGAGCAATATCAACCGCATCACCAATAATACCTCTGTTAAATCCTGCAGGTGCACCCCATGGCCCAACTGAAGCATCTGTTGAAGCCATTTTAGCAGAAGCAAAGCCGGATGGTGGTACGTATACAAACAATCCAGTGTAGTTGTCAAACACTTTTAAGTAGTTAGCATATGTACATGCATAAGATGAGTTAGTATTTTCAAACTGATGTCTCAGTCCCCAGTAGATGTCTGTGTAGAAGTTCTTATTTTTATCGTCCTGTACCTTATTGTCTTTACCAGTAACAAGTAGTTGTCTGATTGGATCAGCAATAAATAGTACATCACCTCTTCCACCATCCTTAACAGGCCCGCAGAAAGTATTAAATCTATTAAAGATAACAGTATATGAATCTCTTGCAGCACTGTTTGAGATATCATTAGATGTTCTCAGAGCTTCAATTGAGTCAGTTGTACGTGTATCGTCGAACCCTCTAGCACTAAGAGCGCCGCTGGTTTGCATATATGTGAAGATAGTACCAAGACCACCTTCAGCAATCATGTCGATGTTAAACTTATCATCGTTCTTAATACGAAGTAGAGCACGATCTAGCTTCTTTGGAATATTACCAATTACCTTACCGTCAAGCTTTGTTTCACCATACGCGCCGAGTGCGAAAAGTGAATCAGCCTTACCAATATCAGTACTAATAGTTACTAGTTGTGCTGCTGTAGCACCTACTTGCGCTTCGGTAAGCACTCCCTCGTTTAGAGCTTTATAAAGCGTATCAGTTACAACCCGAATTTTACGCTTTGGATTACCATCAGCGTTAAGTTGCACACCGTTGATTTGATCCGACAGGTACGGGTTAACTAAAATATCAATGTTTCTTGAATCATCCTCTTGTGTTTCGAGGAAGAAGTTAATAGGAAGTCCACCGGACTCAGAGTTTTTCTGTCTGTAATATCCAACTGCACCGTTGACACCCTCTTCAAGAAGGTATTGTAGTCTGTTAGCAGACTTAGAGAACACTGACTGACGTATCTTAAATACACCAAAGTTAAGCGTGTCGTTAAACTCTGCATCACCAATACTGTAGTTAGTGATTCTATCCTCCATAACCTGTGAGATGGAGTTGGTAGCAGGATTTGATCCTTCACCATCTGTAGCAGATAGTGCAAACTCAAGTCTTGATTCTGGGATAGTAGTAAAGTCTGTTAAACCTACAGCTCCAGCAGATTGTGTTACGGTTTCAACACTTAAGATTGAATCATAATCACGAGCTGGGTTGAGGTTAGTATTATCAGCAAGACCAACATAATAACCATTGAACTGACCGTCAATAATTGTTTGTGCCTTGTTAATAACTAAAATAGCAGCACTTGATAATTCATTAACACTTGACCAGTCTGAGCCAGCAGTTTCTGACCAACCGTCTGTGAATAGCTCACCATTCTTAAGCTTTACATATTGTTCGTAAGTAAGTTCGAACTGTGTTGGTTTACCGATGAACCAGGAGCCTGTATTACTATAGTCGGATGTAGGAACTCCAGGTTCACCTGTTGATAATGTTGTAACACCAGTCGCTGGATAAGCGAGTAAACTGATCTTCGAGCCAAAGCCCTCACCGCTCTCGTCACCGTACGGTAGTCTGTTAACAAGAACTCTACCTGTTGAATTTAGAGCAGATTTAACAGTATGATAAAAATATCTTTCTGCTGGTGTTCTTGGGTTTCCGTAGATCTGTTCAAAATCACTGATACCGGTAACACCGACTACTTCGTCGGAGGGACCTTCACTTGTGAATCCTGTAATGTAAGTTGTCGTTCCTTGTGAAACCGTACGTAGTGATAAATCACTCTCTCTGATCTCAACGCCTGGAGATTGTATTGTCCTTCTAGCCATAAAATTATTTATGCTATTTCAGACGAAAGTTCTATATATTTAGCAATTTAGTCCGTATTTGTGAATAAACAAATGTAGCACTACTCTCTATCTCATTTGCATCCCTATAATTGTAGTTTATACTACCAACTGTAACAGGGAAAGCATTGGTATATGTAAACTCTATACGCTTATTATTAAACTCATCTAGACCATATAACGTTAAGTCTGTTTGATAATCAGAGAATGCAAACGGTCCAGGTACCTGACCATCTGTTAACTCGTTATCAACTAAATCATCATCATCAAACAAGCCTGTTTTATCGTCATGCATTAAATCTAACCACTTATATATGGTCCAATAGTTATTAAACTCGTTATCCACCGTAAAGTTAATGTCTACTGGTGGAAATGGCTCTTTCGCATGTGATGAGTTATATAGATTACTACCAGCATATGGTATTTGAATAGCAGCTACAGTTATCTCAGGTACAACAGCTCCATAAACAGACATCTGAAAGGCATCTTCGTCAACATTAAATGTATCTCTATTGTTTCTCTTCTTAATCTTTCTTAAAGCTGGTGGAAGCTGAAACACTAAAATAAACTTATCTACCCTATTCTTGTTTAATAGAGACTGCTGATTCTTATTTTGTGACATATTATTATTTATTGTAGAGGTTTATAACCAAACATAGATAACTCATCCATATCCATCTCTGCTTGATTTTCACCCATTCCGAACACCATTGGAGGTAACATGCTGTTATTATCTCCAACTACTTCATTATCTAGATATATTGAGGTAGCATCTTCGAAGTACTGAATACCGAAATCCATCTGATCAATAACACACGGTTTACCCATACTATCAAGCTCTGCTATTTCGAAGAAGCGTTCTGTTATTTCCCTCTCCAATATAAAGAGAGCGTACAACAATGACATAACCATATCATCATGCTTACTCTGCCTTGCTTTCCATGTACCGTTTGGATATCTAATAAAGTTCTTAAGCTCCATTAATGTCTGCTCATCTTTAATGGTAACGGCGCGCGCCTCGTTAATATAATAACGCATATTTAATACACCTTTGTACTTTGTATTAGTATGTGCAATCATACCCTGCATAACATTCTTACGGTTAGCTGCTTTATTACCATAAGATACTATCTTATCATACCCTAAATCATTATATAGTCTATCAACAACCTGCGCCCCGCAATTGTTACGCTCAATTAAAGCTAACGGTGATCCGTAGTTTTTTAATATAGAGTGTACTTTAGCAGTAAACTCAAGTGGTGGTATTTGGTTATTATTATAGCATGCTACCTGTCTAATGTCTCTGAGATCGGTTATATCTAGTATTTGTACGCATGATGAGTCAGCGCCCACTCCTTCAGCTGTATCAACACCAGCTACATATAGTCTAGATGGATCAGCTTCTTCCCATATCTTATACGCACCGTCATCAAGCACGATTTTAGGATCACAAATTTCAGTCGCCATCTTCTCAAATAGCTCTGCATCAATAGTTGATTCACCAGTTTCAATCCACTCACACTCAAACTCCTGTCGCCAAGCATCTACTGATCCGATAGCCTGTCTTGTATTCTCGGCCCATGCTTCATCTCTTCCAGGTACCTCATTCCAGAGTATCTTATCATATCCCCAGCCGTTAGTACCTTCTTCAGCGCCTGTATATAATGTATGAAAAAGGTTACCTGTACCATTTGCAGTAGAACATACAAATACTTTAGATTTCTTCGATGATGTAATAACAGGAAAGACTGATTTCCAGAACTCTTCAACCAAGTGAGGTTCAATGAAAGCCATTTCGTCAATTACAAGACAGTTTACAGATTGACCACGAGCAGCTGTACCAGTTGTAGTTGTAATACCTATACGACTGCCATTCTCAAGTGTCATAGATGTCTTTGCATACTCTTTAACAGGAGGTTTAATCCAGTTAGGTAACTCCTCATATGCCATTCTAACTCTCTGAAAAATCTCAATAGCAGTAGCCTCTTTGTTCGCTACTAATAGAATCCTCTGATCCTTCGTAAAGCATGCCTGCCATAATAAGAAGATAGTCATCATTGTAGACTTACCTATCTGTCTAGATGCTAATAGTACAAAGAACCTATTATCGCGCATCTTTCTAATAGCGCGCTTTTGACATGGGTGTAGCTGAATTTTTTCCTTACCCCTGTCTAGGTTAATAATATGAAAGAAGTTCTCAGCAAAGTATAGTATGTTCTTACTAGCCTTTTTAAGGTCTCGTATTTTGTCTTTGGTCCATTCCCCCTTCCAATTCGAGTTAGGAAGGTTGGTATTACCCATGTAGAACATATTATTTTCTTTTCCCATTGAAAATATTTATACCTAGACATAAATAAATATATGTCTAAAGACGATTTAAATAGCTTGGGTTCACTTTACGGTGGTATGTTGAACGGATTAAAGAAGGATTTAATCAAGGAAGGTAAGGTCGGACCTGGTGAAATAGGTGACGCTGCTTTACAAGCCGGTGGTCCAACAGAAGAAGGTGGTTTTGCAGAAGCTGAGGTAGATATCGAAAAGCTTACTGATAAGGAAAAAGAAGATAACCTATATAATATTAACAAGTTGTCTTATACTAGTAGTTATATGCCTGAAGAGGATGAAGAGGGTAAGTATGATGACAAAGATGGTAAGAAAGAGAAGTGCGACTATGTTGACTGTGAAGAAGACAAAGAAGATGATGCTGAAGAAGATGAAGAGAGAAGCGATGGTACCGATGACGGTGAATGTGAAGAGTGTGGTGGTTTAGGATGTGAGCCATGCAATGGTACAGGTGAGAAAAGCGAAGAAGACGAAGAAGGTAACAATGTTAGTGTAAAACGAGAAGTACTTAACGCTGTTAAACAAGGTGCTGGTGAGTTTGCTCATAAAGCAGCTGGTATGCTTCAGTCAGCTAAAGAGCTTCATGACCAATATAGCAGACAGGGTGATCAAGAAAGAGCTAGTATCACTAAGTCACTCGTTCATCACTTCACTGTACAATCAAAGTTTGATGAAAATGAAGAAAGTTCACAAATATCAGAGAAAATCGCACGAGATGGCTTAAATAATTTTATGAAACAAAAATCAGTTTTTGACAAACTCTACGATAAGGTCATGGTTAATGAGAACTTTGACGAAATGGAATCAGAAGACTTCGCTGCTCTCGGTATTGAGGATGCTACTCCTGATGATGAACTTGAAGGTGGTAGTGATGAAGTTACTGTTACTCTTTCTAAAGACGTTGCTCAAGCACTTTGCGATGTTCTTCAAGCTGCAATGGGTGAGTCAGACAGTGAAGATGGTGATGAAGCAGACGCTGCTGAAGGCGCATTTGGTGAAGAGGACGAAGAAGGTATTGATACCGGCTCTACTCACAGTGGCAAATACGACGACGGTAAGAATAACAAGGTAGGTGATCTTAAGACCGCTGCTGCAGCTACTGCTAAAGGTGCTGATAGTAAGCTTGATAGTGGTTCACATCTTAATACATCTTACGATGATGGTAAGTCTAACAAAGTTGGTAACCTTAAGACAGGTGACCGCGCAGTAGACTAATCAATTAACTGAAACAATCAAATAAAAACCTGCTGAGTCGTATGATTCAGCAGGTTTTTTATTAAATACTAGTATGGTAACGTTCAAGGAATACTATCAGGGTGATAAGACTGGTAACGCACTCGCAACATCCGCCACAGGTCAATGTGGTAATAAGAGCTTAATGAGGGGTGATAGAAAACATCAGAATCTTGTAAGAAAAGAATATAAGCATAAATGCCCACACGTAAGTAATCTTATTAACGGAGGTGCTCATCAAATTAAGCTTATGGGTGCACCGTTAATGTCAACTCTTCAGATGTATGCTGTTGATTTTGAACCAAGCAAATGTAAGGGTCTAGGTAACTCAGGAGTTGAGGTTGATATGTTTGAAGATGCAGAGGGTAACCAGTGTGGTATGTTAAAAAGGAAGCAATAGTATGAATAATTCAGACGGTAGGTGTAATACAGCAAGACGAAACTGCTCACCAGAAGATATAATGGCTGCAGCGGATCCATGCTGTAGTGCTATTACTAGCCCTGATGGTTACAATGCAGAGCAGTTAGTTTTTGATCAGTCATATAAAGATCTGATTAACAACTTCGGATATGTTATTGATTATTACCTTCATACGTTTAATTTATCAAGTGCTAATTTGTTGTACGGTGAAGAGCCCACCGCTGTATTTTACGGTCCTATACCTATAAAGATGTATATGGAGCTAGACAATGAGTCAATAAGCTTACAGAGCTTTGGCTTTGAGGCTGCAGATGACTTTACCGGGTATGTACATATTAAATCATTTGAGGAAACACTCTCAAGTAGAGACTTTTTCATTCAAACAGTGTCAGGTGATATACTACCACTATCAGATTACGTAGATCATTTAATTCCTGAAGAAGCTGGCGACTATAGTATACACCAATCGAGTAATTGGTGTGAGCCGGGTTCTTTTGACCCATTAGGCTTTGGTTTTATATCTGAAGACGATACCCAAACATTTTTACCAGAGACAATGACTGAAGCACTAACTTCACTTTATGATCAATCTGGTGGGCAGTATACAATACTAAATAAGTTTATTGAAAACAATCACGAGTTAGAGCCTAAGTCTGGTGACCTTATAGACTTTGTACAGCTTGGCTGTGATAGACCTGGCGGACGCTGTTCAAAGATATTCCAGGTGACTGAAAGAATGGATCAAGATCTTGCTGGTGGTCTTAATCCGATGCTTGGTCATTATATATGGAGGCTAAGAGCCAAGAGATATGAGAATTCATTTGAACCTGGCGCGCCAATTGAGTGTGCAAACGAGCAAGTTTATGACAACACACATAACGGCGTCATTAATACAACAATACCGTCAGATAATATAAGCGAGCCTAAATCATACCCAGGTGATATCGATACTAAATCTAGAGATATTCTAGACATGGATGTTAATGATACTGATATATACGGATCGTATTATTAGTATATATTATGATTTATAACCGATAAAGGATAACTTCAGCCCGTTACCTATCGTCGTACTACCTACAGTCTTAATATCAACTTTAATCTCTGCATCATCAGGTATAGATGTAGTAGATATGACCCTCGGGGAAGCAGACCCAACACTTGTCTTACTACCATCGTCAATAGATATAATTGTTGAAAATATAGTAGTACCATTAGCTGTAACATCTACCGTAATATCTGCGCCAACAGGAGCTGTTGTAACGCTTGCACGTACATCTGTCAACTCCATCGCATAAGGAGCTCTAAACGTGGTTGTAATACCTGTTGTTAAGTCTGTTGTTTCATCAGACGCAGCTATTTGTAGTGCATCTATATTAGCTTGCCATGTTCCGACGCCATTTGCATCTGAGGTTAGCACATAAGAATCACCCGCGCCTGTTGGCATTTTGAAGCCTGCACCAACATTAAGGTTTGGAACGTATGCTGTATCCGCTGCATCTGTTACGATGCCCGTGCCTCCTAATATTACAGAGCGATGGTGGGTAGATTGGATTGTGTTTGTATCCCCACCAATTATGACCGCTTCAGTTGCGCTTTCGATTATGTTTGTATCTCCACCGAGAACTGCAGAATGTTTTGTCGCTGTTGATGCCGTTCCCTGTCCTGATAATCCGACAACGCTGTTGATTGTTCCAACAGCACTCGTATATTTCGTGTTAAGAGTTGTGGCTGTAGACCCAAATCCTTCAGATTCTTGCCCAATCACAATTTGACCGAAGCCTCCAATCGTAGAGCTATCGTTGCCAGAAACTACATTCTCACGCCCTCCATAATTTACCGAGCGATTGCCGCTTACTTGGTTTGCAACGCCTCCAATAGCGCAAGCTTGATTGCCCGTGGCAACGTTGTCATTTACCGGATTAGTAGGGTGCAAAGTTACAATCCTGCCTACACTAATATCGTTGAGGGTAGTTGCTCCGTTTGTCGTGACTGAATCGAGAGTTGGTAGAGTACTGACCCAATTACTACTTTCAGATTGTACTGTTGTATATGTATTATTCCACTGTGAGCTATTACCATCTAAAGCATAAACGATATCGTTAGCACTTAATGTACCGGTAACGTCAACTTGACCAGCAATACTAACGTCCCCTTCAACACTAAACCCACTAAGCTCAGATACCAATATGTCTTGGTAGTGAGTAAAGGCAGAAATTGAATGTATAATATTAGCTGATATAACATCAGCATTTGTAATATTATTACCCGCTAACCCAATACTAACCAGCTCGTCATAAGCACTATTCCAATCACCTGAAGTAGATTGCAATAAAGAGTCATCGTAATCTCCACCAATCCAAGAAGCACTATTAGCACTTACAGTCGTATAAGCACTATTCCAGTTACCTGAAGTAGATTGCAATAAAGAGTCATCGTAATCTCCACCAATCCAAGAAGCACTATTAGCACTTACAGTCGTATAAGCACTATTCCAGTTACCTGAAGTAGATTGTAGTAAACTATCATCATACGGATCTGTAAGAGCATCCCAAGCGGCTGAGTTAGAGCTTACCGTACTATATGTATCAGTCCATTGTGTACTATTACTAGTAGCTGAATAAACAACATCACCAGAACTAAGGATACCATCTATAGTAGCAGAACCACTAACATTTAGATCATTAACTCTAAAGTTTTCTATGCTATAGTTGTTAAGATCTAAATCTGCAGAAATTGATATTGTACTAGAGGCACAGGAGCCTATCTCACTCATATATACAACCTCATTACAGAAGTCACCATATGGTATGTTTTTAGATGCAACCCATTTATTAACTAATGAGTTATATACTAAAGTATGAGTTTCATCAGCTTTATATGAAGTAGTACCACCGCAATCATCACCGTCAGAGACCATCGCGACACGAAGACCTTTCGACGGGCTCCCGGTATTTGCACCGGCAAACGCACGATGGGTATTTATCAAGGTGCTTGCAAGGAGACCAAAGCTACCGCCGCGGTGTACCCGATTAACAAGGACGTTATCGTTAGCGCCATCAAAAGTATTCTCCGTATGTTCGTATACATTACCACCTTGTCCCATTGTACCATAAGGACTGAGCCCACCAGCCTCTGTGACATCAGCTGGGCTTAAAGGTGTTACACCGGCACCGATATATACCGCGGTATCATCAACAGTTCCAGAT